ACTGAGTTGCCCTTGCGCCCTGGCTGCTTGCAGATTTTTCTCAGCCTGATTGTTGGCTATCTGCGTATAGTCAGGAGGAGGAGGAGGAGAGCCTTTACTCATAATGTGCCACCTTTAGAAATCTACAATTCACCCTTGCGAGCGAGTACATAATGAGATTTTCTCCAGGAGACCCATCCGGCACGATACCGCTTTGGACAAACCCGAAATTCTCACAGAACCGCCTTGATTTGATATTGCCGGATGCGACCATAGCAATTGTAACATTGCACCCCAAATAAATGAACGGATAGCGGCATATTGTGCGAAGCCATCGCTTGCTGTACGGACCATCGATGGCAATATTGGCGAAGATGGATGCACCATTATAATAATCAAACATCACGGCCGCCGTAATTATCCCGTCGCAAGAATTGCCAATGCACACACTTCCATGCCTGTAGAACCCGGCACCTTTCGACTCAAGCCATTTCCCGACTTCATAGTCCCTATTAATGACCAGTTCCATCCGCTGACATGCAATCACAGTAAGCCGCCTATCTCGTATACCACATCATTAGCAACCCATTGCACTGAGACTGAATTCGTCTCTATCTTCAATTTCATTGCCGCGCAATACCCGTCCCATTCCACAGGAGAAGTCCATTGTCTCACGATTGACGGCGCGCCACTCCATACAGCATTATCCCATGTCGAAACATCCCATTCTGCTCCGGTCACACTGCTAAACGTTGACGTGCCTATTATGTCTGTATCTCTGAAATCAACGTCAACGTCAGTCAAGAACGACAGGCTGCCAGACGAGATAAGGTTCGGCTTATACATTCTGAACGTTTTCAAATTACCGGGTGATCTATAATACGAGAAGGCAGTTTTCGCGTAAAAGACAATATTGTCGCTACCGTCTATCGTGCCAGTCCATAGCTTCCTCGTCCCAGTGCCACTAGCTCCATATAATTCTCCGTTAAATATTGCCATTGTCTCGATGTTCCATCCGGTGAATCTACACCATGCGTTCGTGATGGTATTCATGACATATTGGTAATGAATGCCATCTTCGGCTTGCGGAACATTAATGAGTAGCGCGGACTGTTGAGGGTAGACAGTGGCTTCCCAGCCGAATACGCTGAAATATGATCTTGCGGAAGACGCAAATGTCGGTTGGATTTTATCGGAAATGGCCTCATTATAATCGATACTCGCGCTAAGCAATGCGCGCGACAACGGGAACGCCCCGCCTTCCGTCAGGATAACCAAATCACCGCCAAACTGCACGGTGCATCGGCGCCCGATTGGACGGCCTACGAAATATGAACCGATCTTGGACCAACTTGTAGAGACTGATGGGTTGTCTCCCTGGTATACTACAATTTCGCCTTCCGACGAAATGAAGCATGCAACATCATCTTGCCCGTCGCCTGCGTCCCTTGTCCAAACGGCCATCCGCATGAGATAGCCGCCGCGCTTGAACTGAGCGGATAGATCGAATTCCGTCAGAGCGCCACCAGCCGTCCCAGCCGTAAGGTACCAGACTGATAACGTATTAGCCTGGACGAAGAATAGGCGTCCCTTATAGACGCATGGCTGGATGAGATTGGAGGATGTGACTCCGGTTAATGCCGGTGAAGTGGCGCCGTCAACAGCCGTCCATGTGGTGCCGTCAAAATATGCGGGCTTATCAACCCCGTTGCAGGCAATGAGCCAGTTGCTTGTGCCATCCCCAAACATTTCCCACTGATGTTTGCCGTTCGTCCTTGCGAGCTTCGAGGCGCCAACCGCTGCCGCTGATGTGACATCGTAAATTCCGCTTGACGTATACCCGAACATTTTATTAGTGCCATTTATAGCATTATAGACGGCAATCGTCTTAATATTCCCAGTAGTGCCAGTTGCATAGGTAACCCACCCACCGCGAGTCTCGCAGTACGTATTTTTCGGTACGAAATTATCAAGACTTATGGCGTCCATGATGGACATAGCGGCAAGCGAATCTCTCGTGTTCCATCCGTTGACTGGGGCTGGGAATGATGTAGAGTTGCTGACTTTACCGCGAGGGCTCTTGACTCGTAATGGCGCTCTAATCATTACACATTCCAGTTCCCTTGAGGTATGAATATGCCTGGCTTCTTGCTATAAAATGCAAGGTTATCCATTGAGATAACCGGCTTCATGCCATTGTGCCCTATCGCATCGGATACCTGCAATTCATATGTGCGCATATCCTCAGCGTACTCTAGTCCCTTTTCCTTCTTCCATCGCCACCTGAGCCCCATGAGGGCCAATTCTTCAGGGAAGAGTATTTCATCCGTATCGAGCGTGAAATACGACTTATATGTCACCCCGTCTGCTCCGAGTATCCAATTCTTTGATACATACTCGAAATACCAGGCCAGTCCAGCCGTCGGAGCAGGATTAATGAGGAGATTCCCTCCACGAATTCGATATTGGTACTGAGGGCCGCTGAGAGACAATGATTTCATGGCTTGCCATTGCGAGGGACTAACTGGTCCAATGGCTTGCAAGCCGGAAGATCGGTCGAAGATACTCTGATTAATGATGAAATTGAATCCGTTGGTGGCAATTGCCGAAATGGCTCCCTGGCTTTCAGCGGCGACAGTGGTGAAGGTTGCCTCATACGTCATGCGTTCCCACATGCCGCGTTTCCCTAAGTCCATCCCCTCTTCTTCGAGAATTGCGCGAACCTGTGAAATCTGCTGATCCGTCGTTCCCATGACGGTAGCAGGTTCTGGCAGTTGTTGCCGCTGGCAAAAGCTTTTGACTACGGTTAGAAGTGACATAATTATGGCTCTATAATGAATTCATCCGTGTTAGCAGTCGCACTTGATTGCTTTGGCTTACCAGCATTATCCATCTTGGAGATAGCCGCTTCGAGCTTCTCCTGCAAGCTCTTGAGGCTCTGCGTAAGCACTTCTACCTCACGCTTCAGCCTCGCATTCTCCATCGTGAGAGGACCCTTGTCCTTGGCTTGCGAGAGCCATGCAGAGGCCTTATGCTTCAATTCAGTCGCGCCCATTCCGTACCGCCTGAGTCCTTCGTCCGTCATGGAGGCCAATGCCTCAACGGTCATTACCTTCATGGCAATCAAGGTCTCTTGCTGAGCTGGTGAAATGACAGGCCAGCCCTTGATAGGAGTTCCACTGAGCGGTATTTCACGGCCTTCCTTCCATGCCTTGTAGGAAGCCTTATAGGCATCGGCCCAGTCCTGCCGTAGCCGTCCATTCCTGACATGCATATCAAGATCCGCAAGCCATGCAGCCGCCTTTTTGATTAATTCGTCCTTCGAGTATGGGGGTGTGATGATGACGAAATCTACGTCTTTCGCGGCATATCGATCCTTGACAGACATGTCCTGGACCGGGCGTTGCTCGAATCTGACATAGGCCGGGATGTCCTGATTCTGTTCGAGGACTGCGCCTACAGTAGCATTCATGGTTCACCCAAGAGGAAGCATGGCGCGGAGCTGCTCCCCGCGCCATACGGCTAGAGGTTAGGTAATCGCGCCCTGCATGAACGGATAGCAGATGATGCCCTGTCCGTAGCCGGTATAGGTTCCGGTCAGGGTAATCGATCCGGTCGCCGTAGCCACTGTATCGATGGTCGCAATGGCAGAACCCATCGATATCGTGCGCCCATCAGGGTCGAGAGCCGCAACGACCGTTGATGCCGGTATGCCGGTTCCACTGAGGGCCATCCCTACGAAGAACCCGTCATATCCAGTGGTCGTAAGCTCTGATCCACCCAGCGATGTTTGAGCCGTTACGGTAATGGTCGCCGTTGCAGCCAGTACATTGTGGGTATTGAGCATCTGCTTACCTGCTCCATTGGTGCCTGCAATGCCTGCCGCTGCGAGTCCGATCGCGGCGTCTGCCGCTACAGTCGCATTGGTCTTGTACACTGCCGCGCCAGCCAGCATCACCCATCCGTAAGTTCCGCTTGCCATGGGAGCCATGGCTACAGCGAACGGTTGCCCAAGGTTCCCAGTATTAGGGTAGAGCGTTCCGAGAAACGTTGGCGCTTTCCCTATACGTACCAGGCTCCCTTTTAGGATGGTATCGTTCGACTTGACGTACATGAACGTGCCCATGCCCCAGTACGGATCAACAGCGTCAACCTTGACGCCAAGCTGACACCGCTGTGTCGTATCGGGGGCAAACCAATCATTGAACGGCGAAGGTCCTACATAGTTAAGTGGTGCATACATGTTTTAGTCTCCTCTCGATATAAGTATTGTCAATTACGCAATTACAACGCCCTGCATCTTCCTGTTCGAGCAGGTCAGGTTGCCCATCCAAAGAATAGGAATGACTTGCGCGTCCTGATTGACCGGAACACGCTCAGTCATAACTTCCAAGTTGGCTGCTTCGTGCACACACAATTGCAGGTAGTTGGTATTCAAGAAGTACGCGTGTACTGCCGGAATGCCGCTGTTGCCATCATAGAGCACGTCGGCATTCTTATACTTCAACGTGACAAAACCGCCATCCCCGCTAGAGGTATCATTGTACCTCTTCATGGAGACCTGCGACGACTCAAAGAATTGATACATGTCATTCGACATGACAATCAAGTCAGGCTGATCGTCGGGTCCACGGTCAAGCGAGAGCCACAAGGGAAGCATCACACTCGGCTCGATGGTCGTCGCGCTCAGCGTGACGCTGTTGGCCGACAAATCGAACACGGTATTCTGCCAGAACGGGAAGGACGAGGCAGAAATGCCGCCTACGGTATTCGTGTTCGTGTCAGCCACGATAGCCTGAAGGCCATTGATTTGGTTCGTCAGGCTTCCGTCAGAATAGAGATCCGACGAGAAGTTATTATCGAACGATCGCATGGCGTTTTTAATTCTCGCCGCCGCCAAATCGATAATACGAGAAGAACCTGAATTGATTCTCAGCTCACGACCTGACGCAACGACGTTTACAGCAACCTGACGCCATTGATATTCAGCCGCCGAGATAACATCTGACTGCGTGATGTTCAGCACATCAAAGTCGCTATACCGCTGGTAGGTGGAATTCGCTTGGTAATCGAGCGGAGTGACAATCGTCAATCCTCCATCTTCAATGACCTTCACCCCGCCTCTTCGCTTGATGTACTTCCACAGCGCATTACGGTTCGAGAAGTTATCCATGATTTTCTTGCGATGCTTTCGCAATGTAGTGGTAACTAATTCCGTAAAGGTACTATTTGGTGATGCCATGATTCAATCTCCTTTTTCGTTAGGCAATACGCCCTCTAATTTCTCGCAGTGTTTGCCTCAACGTATCGTCAAGACTTCCTAATGGCTCCTGACTATGACGCTGTGACTCAGACCCCCTGACATTCACTGACGCGGCATTCTTCTTCGGAAGTGATTGCAGCCTTGCATTTTCCCTTTCCTTCTTCAACGCCGCCTCATTCATCGCCTCGATATTCTTCAATCTCGTTGACGGATTGGACCATATCGCTTTCTCATAGGCGTCTGGAAGCGATAAGCCAGACTTGATGTACACCACGATGTCGTCGGCTACATCATCGAAGTGTGGGTGTGAAGGGTCTGAGGCAAATGCCTCAATTTCCTTCATGACCCGCTGAGTCGTTTCCTGTAGGGAAACTTGACTCTGCTCACTTAGATATTGTTGCATATTTTGCACTTGCTTCGTTAAATTATCAAGGTATGGGTCATTTGCTGCATTCCTCACGGGTGGCGCACCGCCAGATGATTGATCGGCAGTCATGTCACCCTTTGGTGCCATGTACGCGCTTAACCCTAGGCTGTCTCCAAGCTTCCGGTAGGCTGCAATACGTCCGTCGATGGGGCCGGTCGTTAGCATAGTATGCGCTTCGAGCAGGTGCTTCACTGCCGTCGGGGCGTCAATGCCCTGCTGCCGAATGACCTGCTCATATGGCCGCAACGTATCCGCCAATGTTGAGCCGAAGCTTGCAATGTCCTTGTACTGGCTCATCCCGTCCAGCATTTGCTTTTCGCGCTTCCCCCAGTACTCCTGCGCCTCTTTCGGCATTTTGTCCCAATGCTGGTGCATGTCCTTCGGCCAGCTTTTGGGTGCCGTTGATGGAGTCTCATCTGTTTTCTTGACCGTCTCTTTCTCAGGCTCGGATTTCGCTTCAGGTTCTTTCGTCTCAGCATGTACCTCGGTCTTATCGCCCTCATCATCAGGCTCAATATCTCCGCTTCTCTCTTTGGGCGGCTCACTGATATTGAGCCGATCGCCGATCTTGGCTACAGCAGACTCAATGTCAAACTTGGCTTCAGTCTCCATCCCGCCTGAATGGCTGGACGGCTCAGAGGCGACCGCACTTGAACTGTTTTCCATGGTTTGGCTGTCGGCCATAATCCCCCTCCTATTTTCTGACGGTCTCCATTGTTAAACCCTGCTCAACTAACTCACTGGCAAGCTGAGATCGCTTCGAGGAGGGCATTTTCTCGATTGCCTCCTCTACCGTGGCGTCTATCGCCTTGTCTATTTCAGCTCTAGAGTCCTCCCTGAACCTCTCAGCATCTTTCTTCATCCCAGGATCGTATGGCCTGCAATGGTTGCGCGCTAAGTCCTCTCTCCTTGCCTGCCATGAGGTAATGGGCCTGCCATCGATAGGGCTGTCGTAGCAGACATCGGCTGACGCCTTCACCAGCAGAGGAGCCGAAATGATCTGCGTCGCCACCGCGCCACATTCGCAGGCTAATTCACTGACATGGCCTGCAATGGTCAGGAAATTTTCGAATGTATGACCGTTCGTGCATTGGTATCTATAAATAGGCATTGTCCACCTTACAGCATCATGAAAAAGTCTTCGTCATCGGCTATGATCGCTTCTCGTTGGGCCTGCTCGAACCTTGCGCGTTCCTCTTGGTAGGCCATGATTTGCCGTTGGAGGGCCTGTATCCGATAGAGAAGGTCTGCTTCGGACGCGGCCATAGTCCTAAGGGCTTGGACGGATTCAAGTAACGCATCTGCATTGCCATACCGTGGAGCTTGGGCAATGAAAGCTGACGGATGCGCTTCGGCCAATAGGTCTTGCATGTCCTGGCGGATTGATTCGTAGAGCGCATAGGTTTTGTTCCTTTTTGGTGTTCCTCTGTCATGCCTAGTACGTCTCTTTTTCCCATCTGACACGACACGCCTGACCGGCGGTTCTGGAGCTGGAGGAGGGATGAAGGGCGTTTCGGGCCACGTCTTGTCTTCCCTGCGATATTGCTTGAACGGCCTAGTCCTGGCCGAGAATGGCGTAAGCCATGACAAGACTGACGGATCAAAGACTGGCGGAGGCGGAAATTGGAAGCTAACGCTGTCCCAGCAGGCGAATGATTGGTACCGCTGTGGCCCTTTTCGATGGGTCCGATTACTGAATACATGAATGAGTGTGGCCGGATCAAAGACGGGAGCTGATGGAGCCTGAAACCAAACGCTGTCCCACGAATTGAACTGGACTGGCCGTTTCGATCCTCTTCTAGCGGCCCGGAGGCTGAATGTATGGATAAGTGTGGCTGGATCAAAGACCGGAGGGGCTGGAACTTGGAAGCTGGCACTATCCCACGAATTGAACTGAACTCTAGATCTGGTATTCCTCCTGCTGAGCCGATCGCTGAACGTGCGGCTAATGAGGGATGGATCAAATGGGGCTTCCTGCTGTGATTCAAGTAACGGTCCGAACCAGGACACATTCTATGCCTTCCGTATAGACCAATTACATGTAATCGTGCCGGATATGGCTAGCAACGTAAAGTCCCACCCTTGCAGCAGAATAAACGAGTCTGACACCCACATAGGCTCGGCTTGCGCGCCCGTGAGAACCCACTCGTGGACTAGCCGTTGCGTGTCGCCGGAACGGCATTTCTCATAGAGCCGTATCTGCAACACATCACCAGCTACCATGTCGGAGGCATCCACGAACACCTGGAAAATGCCGGTACTCGTTTCCGCGTCAGGTCCAGCCGTGTCAGTGGTCATTGACCATTCCGTGGTGCTCACGGCCTCGGTTCCGGTGAATACTTCCGTGACAGCCATATCACCCTCTAATAAAAACAGTAAAATGCAACGGCGCAAGCCGACGTAGCCCCACTCGCTTCGGCGCGCACCTGCAATTGTGTGCCTGTCGGAATTGAGGCAGTGACCGGTGCAGGTGGATAGATACCCCATACACGCTCACTGGCATCGTTCTCCGACCACCATTCACCGTATGTCTGCGAACCTATTCTTAATTCCCAGTGGTAAGCCACACTGGAACCAGTCGTTGAATATGGGGTCTCCCACAAAAGGACTGCACCATAAGGTCGTGATGTCGTGCTCCCAATGTCGGCATCTGTGGACTCCGTGGCATTGCCGGGAGTATGCGACGTGCCCGTGCTGTTCGCCGAGTCTATCCCATAGGCATCACAATTCGTGAAGATCTGACACGGCAAGCCACTCCATCCAGGACTTCCCCAGATCACGACTCTGCATGTATCCGCAGAGATTTTAGCCTGCATGCGAGCCGACAGCCTAGCCCCACGCGGTACATACAGAGGGACAAAGAAAGGGTTCGGGATATTGCCACCGAGTGTGCCTCGGTAGCCAGCCAAGAAGTCCGGGAAGATAATCGTCTCACTCCCAGCCGCGCCGATCGCAATATCCATCAGCATGCTGGTGTCTGAGCCGGAGACCGACGTGTCCCCGTGCCAGATCCAGAAGCCATACCAGTCATAGGTTGTTGCCGAAAAGATCTCAGCATAGCTGCCTTTGGTGTGAACCGTCCCTGACGCTGTGATGAGCGTCCCATTCCCGCCAGCCGCAGTACTCGGCGTCGCGGGAAGGTTATTCTGCCAATCCCCAGCCTGACAGGCCCTGGCAATTCCGAGCATGACTACTCCCAGAATTGTAGGTTTGCATCCACAGAACCAGCCGCACTGGAAACGACTCGCCAGCCGACAGCTTTCTCGGTGAAGGCGTTGTTAATCCGAATGCCTTCGCCTTGCGGCACCGCCCATCGTTGGCCGCCACGCTGGTTGAAACCAAACATCAGGACTGGTGTTGCCGTGCTGTACACGGTCGGTTCAGCGGAATACGCCGCACCGGCCAAGCAGAGCGCCGCGCTAGCACTGCCGGATCCGCCAATCTGATTCGGTACTGGCGTACTGCCTGCCGTACCGGCAGTGGCGCCCGTGCTATGCAACGCCGTGGCTCTATGCTGCGTATCGGCTGCCGCTGTCGAGCCTGACCCTGACATAATCATTTCGACAACTTCAGCTTGCTCACCTGCCGCATTGGCATGCAGGTACAGCACAGTCGTGGAACTAGTTGATGTGGTAAATGCCGCCGCCGAAAATCCGTACTTAGCCATAAACCCCTCCTACGTTCTGTCCTTGCCGGTTGACTGCACCCATGCTGCTACGTCTGCCATGATAAGAGGATCAGACGATTGCAACGCCGCTTTTGCCACTCCCCACTGAATCACATCGCCACACCGTAAACACCGCTTGCGATATACGAACACATGACCCCACTTTCCCTCGTCAATCTCGACATCCACTTCGTCATTGCACGTTGAACAATGTTCCGTTGGAGCAACGGATTCAATGGGGTTAATGTCCAATTTGCGATGCCGCATGCCTGCACTAATAATCGTTGCACATGCTCCAGCCATTCAATGCCTCGCTGCGTTAAAGTAGAATATCTTCGCCTTCCTTGCTTTGCGTGTGCCTTTATCGTACAAACACGCCGCGCACACCTTCTTGCCTTCGATCACTGCTTTTCCACAATGGCATCTAGGAACGTGTCGCGGGGCGATGATATCGTATTGTGCCCCACAATTCACGCATCGCATAAACTCTATCGAATACTCCGCATCCCATGTTTTACACATGAACCCCTGACATCGCATGCACCTTCTGTAATCTATCGCATGCACTGCATCACTCCCAACCTATTGCAAGGTCAGTGTATTCCCCATGCTCGGAGGAGTCACGTCAGGGCCTGGTCCGGCCACCGTAACGGTCATGCTGTGTCGTTCAAGCTCAATGGTTCCTTGCATGAGCCTGAATTCCACAACATAGACCCCTGGAGGATGAGCAACCCCCTCGCAGCGCGGAGGATTCGCCGGTTCAGTTCCCCAGCAATATGGGAACCCTCCTTGCGTCTGCTCGAACGCTCCGTTTACATACACCGCGAATGATTGCCCAGCTTGCAATGGGGCGGACACGATCGCTTCAACTCCCACAGTAGCCGGAGGTGTGCCGACTGCCTTCAAGGAGAACAGCGCCACTGGAGGAGGTGTAACTACAACGTCCTTGCTGACCTTGTTCGATTGGGCCGACTCATTGCCTGCGTTATCAACAGCCGTGACAGCCCAGCAAGACAGGACGGTGAACGTATCTGTATAAGTCAGAACATCTACGGCCACAGTTCCAACCGGAGGCCCAGCGATGTCCGTCGTCTCGTTAGGGCACACGCCATCTTGCCGATAGATCCGATATGAGCCAACGCCTGACGTTGTTTGGCCTTCCACGACTGCATCAACCGCTGCTTGCCATGAGAGTACTACCGTATCCGCCATCGCCGTACCAGCCGCCAATGTTGGTACGACAGCAAGGATAATGATAAGTACGTACATTAATCTTTTCATTGCGGTGTCTCCTCTACGACAGTTTGGATTCTTCCATCTGGACCACGAACGGCACGTTTTACCTTGGGCGTCGTCATGACTTTCAGTAGCAATTGCATAATCTGTGTTTGCTCTGCGGAGTGCGCCATCATTCGTTCCAAGAGCTTTGATTTTGGCGCCATGGTATCCCCTCCTTCCTGAAGTTCCTCTTCGGCATCGGAGACTTCATTGCTCTGTTTCTCGAATTCCATTTGGTCTTCTTCTGCCTTCAATTGTATTTCGCGTAATTCAAGATCGACACGCTTTTCCAGCAATTGCTTCTCGGCCTGCATGGTCTTCATCGACAGTTCCATTTCATTCTTTGCCTTCTGTGTCTCGACTTCCTGTTGCGCCTGCTGCGCCCCACTATCGTCTGGCTGTTGAGCCGGTTGCTGCATGGACTGAATAGCAGATTCAATATCCTTACCGAACCGGAACCGCCTCGATACCGCGAGAAGCAATGACTTTGCCATGTCGAACGGAAGGACGCCTTGTGCGACTAATGGGCCTATACCGTTCATGACTTGGCCGATCGCCGTCATGAGAGACAGGATGTCTTGTTGGTCTTGCGAGGCCTCAGGTTCAATCGTGCTATTGGTCTCAATGTCGATACGGTAGGCCCGTTGCATGTCATCGCGCAACACGCCGATTACCTGGCTCCATTGAGGCTGTGCAAGGGCCTGCTGAATCTGCTGTATCGCCGGGTTCGCCTGTTGGCCTTGCGTTGGGTCGGCCATAGGCTGCATCTGTTGCTGTTGCTGCATTGCCTGCATTTGCATTTGCAATTGTTGCGTTTGCTGCGTTGTCAGATACGGCAATCCTGTCATCTTGGCCCATGTCTGCTCATCGAACCGAGTCGCCGACACTTCGAGCATCATGCGCATCAAGTCTCTGACGTATCGTTGCACTTCCTTCTGCTTATTACGTATACGTAATGTTCCCCATGTCGTCTTGATTTGCTGTGCGCCAAGCGTTTCGCTTGCCTTGGACGAACCTCGCATAATGTCGGCAATGCCGGTAATGTCGAATATCACTTGCTTGCAGATTTCTCTCGCTTGGTAGAGCTGCTGAAGGACGGCGACTAATTTATCAATCGGCATGAACCAGATCGCATTATCAAGACCCTTTTCCGCCGCCAAGGATGATCCACGCTCTGCCGGAACCAGTTTATTATCGTCGGCCTCCATGAGGTTCTCTAGGTCTCCGCCCAATTCGCCGTCATAGATGCCGCGAGCCTTAATCGCCTCGGTAATATGCCGAATACGTACAGAAAGGCGATTGAGTTCGATCGCCTGCGTCTCGTACACGTCATACATAGCTACCGGAATAGTCGTATGAGCAGTCTCAACGAACTGCAATGGCTTCGGGCAATTGAAGAAGCCGGTCAATTGCATCGGGTCATCAACCACGGCAAGAAATCCGTCTTGATACCCTTGGCTGATATAGCGAACCTTCTTCCCGCCTCGCTTGTCCCAAATCTGATAGATGCAGGCTGTCTTATGAAGTCCGAACGAATCCTTGTTATTTTCGTAACCTTCCTTGTCTCTCTCGTTGCCCTCGGAGCCGACCGAGAAGTTCATCTTGCTGGCAACATCTTCGCCAAATAGCCGCGTCGCTTCAGTCCGGTCAATGTATTCCTCGTAGGCCACCCACGGTACGGTTGACCACTTCGTAGAGTAGCCGAACAGCACACGGTCCCATACTTTCGTCTCAAGGCAGACCTGCTCTTTGTCCAAATAATCATCGGGGTGATTGACACTATCAGACAACGGTCCGTCCTCATTATTCGCCGTGTCTTGCGGTTGCTTTGCCGACTTTAGAAAGGTCGCATCGTACTTCACGCATGTCACCCCACGTCCGGGGAGAAGCCCGTCCAGCACTGCCGTACTGACTACCTCGTCAAATGTCTCATAGCCTTCGATATTGGTATCGAGCTGGAACGACAGCATGCGTTCGGCTGCTGTTGCTGCTGCTAAGCCAATAGGGTCATCATCTTTGTAGCGCCGTTCGACTCGTGGAGTTGGGGATGCTGAGTAGAGGGCCGGTGAAAGCGTTTCAGTATTTGAGAAAAGGATATTAAACGGGGTCATGTCCGGGATGTTGCTCGAATACAGGTCGATGATCCTCTTCCCTCTCTCTCGGTATTGCTGCTCGCGCTTCTTCGCCTGCTCGATCTCAACGAACCACGCGCTGACAATATCTTTATCAGTATAATTCATTAGGCAATGCCTGCCTAGAAGAACGACGGCTTCGCTATTGCCCTCGTCAGCGCCATGAGCCCTTGTTGAAGATGGGTCTTCCCAATTGAGACCCAGCGTTTATCGACATTCTGTGTCTCAATTCTGGCAATCAGTAATTCCATTGCCACCCCCTGCTGCTTCACCATATTCATGGCGTCTATTTCTTCCTGCGATAATTCACGATAGCCGCTGATTTTTCTATGCTGATTTTCCATGTGCCCTCCATTAAGCAACGCCTGGGATGATGAAGAAGGTGACATCAATCGTTCCGCCGACCGTCGCGTGTAGTCCAGACGGGCACGAGGCCGGGAATTTATGCCAGCCGATCGCCGGAGTAATGGTGCCACAGAGCGCCGTTCCGCCAGAGCCGCCCTTTTTCAAGATGAGCGTACCTGCGGTAGTGGAATTTACGTAGAACCCTAAAAGTTGGCAATTCGCATTGCCGAGCGTAGGGCCGTATACATTGCCGGTTGCCGTGATATTGACGGGAATACCAATGTCTGCCATTGTCAGCCCTCCCAGCCTTTCACAAGATTCTCCCACTTCCTTTTTGCCTTATGCTTCGCAAAATGCTTGGCCGTCAATTGCCTCATGGTTTGGTTCGTCACGCTTGACGCCATTAATTTCTGCTCTACCGTAGGCCCTTTGGCGTCTACTTTAGCATACTTCCACACCGTAGCTAAAGTCCTAAATGCATCGGCGCCGTGGGATGACCAATCATGCTTCGGGCTGTTCACAAACACCTTATTGACTTCATCCCATTCGCGCCGGTAATGCCTGAGGGCCTCTAGCCCCTTCATGCACCGTTCCTCGTGGAACATGCACGTCTGCATGGTCTTTCTGGCTGCGACAATACCTTCCTGGCGGTCCATCCGTGGCGCAATGGCAAACCGGCCCAATTGAGGCCACCGCTTTGCTGCGTCCTGGAACTGCTGGAGAATGCTTTTCCCGCCAGCCGCCAATGTTCTCGGTCTCGCATCGTGCGGAAGCCAATGCGTGCCATACTTCACGCCAAACCGCTCTATCCTGTCGAGCAATATATGGACAAGGCTCTTTTGTGGGTCGGCTTCATTGCATATATCCATGAAAGAAGATGAAAAATAGTCGAAAATCCACTGTTTATTCGTATCTGTCTGAGCAAACCATATAGCCGTATCGTCGGTCCTGCCGAGATCCCACCCGGTAATGACCGGCACACCACCCTGTAACTCGAAATTAGTAATTCTACCTTCATTTTCCGCTCGAATAATGCAATCGCCCCAGATACTGCCAGAAATCGCCGCGTTGAAGCTGCAAAAGTACTCTTGGAGCCAAATCGCCTTGGCATAAACTGGGTCATGCTCAGTTTCAAGCTCCCTTAGCTCGGCCTCAAGGTCTTCCAGCGTGAATAGCTTAGTCTCATCATTCGTCAATAGCTCATAAAACCAGCCGCTACCTTTTTCCTGCTCTTTCTTGGCCATCATGCAGAGCTTGTAGAAGTGATTTTTGCCTGCCGGAGTGCTATTAAAGTATGCCCACCCATCATTTTCCAGCAAGATAGGCCGTAAATAGGCCCATGCCGCCGGATTGGCTATCTTCCACTCGCTGAAAATGATACCGACTGGGCTGGCACCAAGTAAATTGAGGAAATTGTCAGACCCGAGCAATTGGATCGTGCTCCCGTTCCGTAACACTATTTTCATTTCCTGGTCGTCGGTCCTTGCGCGAAGTTCCAACGGAACGGATTCCTCAAGCCTCTTCTTCCCGCTATGCGGATTGATCGCGTCCCAAATGCTCTTCCGTGCCTGTGCATACTCAGGAAGAAAATACCAGTAATTCCCGATCCGTTCATGCGCCGCACAAGCCATGTGATGCAACCCAACCTCATCCTTGCCGTGGCGACGAGGCCAGCACACCACGGCTCGCTTCCCACCACGCCTGAAATACTCCCAAACCTTTCTCTGGTAATGGCGAGGCTTCCACTTGTACGGAAGCTTAATGCTGGCCTCTTCGTTCACCATGCGCTTAGTTAATCACGGCAAAAATAACCGCTGCGATAATCATCCCCAGCACAAACGACGACGTAGAATTCATTAAGTGATTACCCGTAGACGCCTTTTGTTCAAGCGCCTCCACCAACTTATCCATGGATTCGCCTTTCACCTTATAGTCCTCAATCATCGCTTCAAGTTCTGCAATATGCTCGCGCTGCAAGGCAATGACCGTCTCCCTCTCTTCCCGCCCTTTGATGTGGAGGACAATTTGCGCATCCGCATTCTGCAACTTGCGTTTCAGGATGTCGATATTCGCCAGCATGCGGACGAACTCCGCCCGGTCCAACTCCACTGTGGCGGCAAACCCCGTGCTAGGGATGAAGAATGATATGAGTAATACCCATATCGCCCAGTATACGCCGTGTTTCACGTTCAAGTCCTTTGTCTGTGCTGGTGGCTCGCACCACCTCCGCCATGATGTGCTCGCCGGTCGGCATGGATTGTCTGAGCGCCACCAGCGATTGATTTGTCTTTTCGACCATGATGGACGCGACGCGGATCTTGCCCTTCAACATCGCAATGGCCTTCTCCCGCTGGTCCAGCTTCTCAACAAGCTCTGAATGCGCGTCCTTATACGATTGCAGGAGCCGCATGGTGTTGGCATCATACATCGACTCGTATTGCCCACCGGCCATAAACGACAGCAACATGATGCCTGCCAGGATGACGACTCGCCAAATCATGTTTCACCAGCATACGATATCCCTTGGGACTCGTATACTCTTTGACCCGTTTGCGCTTGAGCCATGCGGCAAGCCGCCTATACAGCGCCTCACGCCTTACGTCTCCGTCATATAGGTCATGATGCCACGCTTTTAGAGACATACGTCCTCCTCTAGTTTGTGCCTCGTCGTCACGACACGCTCGTCGACACAGACCCCACCCAACGCCCAGATAGCCCACCCATCGCGGTAGACCATGGCTGGTCCATCAGTGCAATGCAATTGCCCTTGCTCGTTCCGCTTGATGGTTAACGGACGGTCTGATAGCGCACAGA